GTAAGTTGCTCAGGTGTAAAACATTTAATTTTTAATGTTGCCATTCTTAATGTTCCCCTATTTGCAAAGTCAATTGAAAAATCTGTAATGATTGGATTTGGTCGATATTTCATTTCCGATGTAGTATCATATGAAGGATTTCCTCCTCCAAATATACTATCATACTTACCACTTGATAATGTAAATTGACCTCCTAAATTAGAAGTTGCTGAAATCCAAGGTACTAGACGTGAAACCTTTATCGGGTCTATTCTAGCCTCCAATTCCTTTACAATATAATCATCTATTGATTTGTACCACGGAAACCCTACTGCCATAATTTTATAAATTATTTATTATCAAAAACTTATCTTTTGGAATTCTTAATTGAATACCAGCTTTAACTCCTATATTTACACCATTCAAATTATTTGCCTGTGCAATAATCCACCATAATCTACTATCGTTATAAAATTGATTAGCTAACAAATCTAATCTATCCGAATCCTGTGTGATAATATAGATATCATCATCTCTTTTTTCAATGGTAGTTGGAATATTAGTTTTCAATACTTTCTTACCATTTGCCAATTTCTTTGTTTCTATTTTTTCGTATCTCATATTAAATAGTATTTTTATTAGCACTCTTACTAATAGGTTTACCATATCCATAAAGATTATCCTGAGTTGTATTTCTCGATTCAATAAATGTTAATCCTATTGATGCATTAATTATCTTAGGTAACTTATAGTGGTCCATATTTAAATCACCTGAATTATAAGTAATGGTGTTTTCTTTTGACTTAATATTAGAACTATTTGTTCCTTTATTATATACTTCATTATTCTCTACTTCAAACTTACCAGTTTTCTTAGTTTTGAATGTAGCTCCAATTGATAATAGATTAGAACTATTATTCGCTCCAACACTAAATTTATTATTAAAATCAACGAATCTACCCGCTTTTGTTTTTATTTTATCACCACCCAATTCCCATAGATTTTCAGATTCATCTATTGAATATGATAAACTATCTATAAAACAAACTTTATCAATATATAAATTACCAAATGTAAAGTATATAAGTGTAGGTTGAAATATACCAGCTGAAGTATAAGAATCTGGATATGTACAATGTGAAATAAATTCTAGTCTTCTCCACATTAATACTAACTCAGGTTGAGACATTGCATAACTCTTAAAATTAAAAGTTAACTTTCTTTCTACACTCGTAAAGTTATAAAAATTAAAAGGATGACCTAACATTCTACTCGAATCCCATCCAGGTGAAAATGTTTCATTAAACCCTGTTACTACTGAACGTACATAAACTGCACTACCATCGTTTACTTTTTGAAAACGTAATGGTATTAAATCTACTTCAGAAATATCAGTTCCGTTTATTTTGGTAGTTTGTAATTCTGATTCCGTAAGTCTACCCGTTTGGTTTAATATATCTCTATCCGTATATAATCCTCTTCTTTTACCCAATTGATTGTTAAAAACAGTATCTTTGTTATGAATAGATGTTCTAGTAGTATCCTTTGAATATCTTGTTATTTGTTTTTGTTTTAATGTAGCGGGTTTTAAAAATTCTAATAGTTTATTATTTTTAAGTTTACCTTCTACTAATGCAGCTGAACCTGTTGCATAGGGTTTAATTGGTGAATTATATTTATCAACTAAATCCTTTTGAGTAGGTTCTCCAAATTTTTGATTTGCACTACCATCCGATAGAGTAAACCCATATACGGATTTATTAGCAAATCTAAGTTGTCCAAACTTTCCATCTTTTCTTTGTAAACCACTTATAGGTGATACTAATGTTATATCAAGTTGTTGTTTGGAATCAGGTTGAATCAAAGCCTCCATTGAGCCTTGATATGTATTTTTATGATAATACTTTGTCACAAACCCATCCAAACTACCTGTTGTAATAGGTACAACTTTTTCTTTTCCAATAAGTGCATCTCTTACAACTCCTTTAGCTAATGTTAATCCACCACCAATAACTCTTTTAGAAGCCTGTTGAGGAGTTCCTGTTCCAGTATCCTTTAAATATCTACCTATTAAACTACCCGCTGCATCTTTTCTAATTTCAGATAATGTTTCCAATTTTCTAGGTGCTGCTTCATCCGCAAATTTTGGGTTAGCTCTTAATGCAGATGGATATATTGTTTTAGGTATTCCTAAAAAATTATTAATTTTATTTGAAAGATTATTTGGTTCAAATAGTTGAATAAGGTTTACATTACCTTCGTTTGTTCTCGCTGCTTTAAATGCGTTTACGGTATCCGTTGATTGATTTGTTATTCTAATCAAATCCGTGCCATACAAAGCAACCTGATTTACAAATGTTCTAACTCTCAATCCAGTTGTTTCCTGCTCAAATGCAGTTTCTCTTAACGGGTCAGATGTTCCCAATGCGTTTCCAAAGAAATTACCAACCCTATTGTTTCTATCAATAAGAAATTGCCCCTCTTGTGGTTTTCCACTTTTGGCTTTTTCTTGAGGTATTTGTCTCGATACCTTATTACTTTCAAACAATTCTAATATTGATTTTCCCATTATTATGTTATTGGATTTCTAACTGCATTTGCTGCAATTTTTGCATTCATTCTTTGACCATCGATATTAACTGCAATTTTACCGGCAGCCAAATCCGCTCTCATCCCTTGCATTTCAGCAATCAATGCACTAACTAATGCCGATGTTCCATCTCCACCTCCAATTTGCCCAGCTAATGCCGAAGGGTTTTTAGATGCAATTAAGAAATCTGCGGGGTCAGTTGATATAACATTTCCATTTTGTAAAACACCATCATTAACGGATTCCATAGGAGCAGCCGCTGCTGATTGAACTTCTGATGCAGATGAACCGGTTGCACCTCCCAAAAATCTTTTAGCCCAATCTGGTAACATATCCATAAAAAACGCTGTGATTTGACCACCGATACTACTGAACCAACCTGATATCGCTCCCATTAAAGTTGGGAACATACCCATCAATGTTTCAAATATTGCAACCGGTAATCTAAATACCCATCCTAATACACCTTTAAGACCCTGCCCAAGCCCCTCCATTACCATTCCAAAATCCAAAGTAAATATACCTTTTACGATTTTAAATATACCACCTATCATATCCGCTACCGAACTAACTACCCCTGCTATAAAATTAAAAGCAAACACAAGAGACCCACCTACTATTTTACCTATAAATTCAAATACCTTCATTATCGCGCCACCTCCATCTGAACCGAATAATTCTTTAAACGGTTCAAATACTCTGCCTACTGCATCAACAACCTTCCCAATAGCGGTTGCAATAGGCCCCCATACTCCTTTTAGATATGATATACCAACTGTTAAAGTATCCATTAAGAATTTACCAATTGGCATCAATGCCGTCATAAATTCACTTCCTATTGCGTTCAATGCGTTTGCTGATTTATCAAACTCGGTTTGCATTTCCTGTTGTAAAGCCAATTCTTTACCTTTAGCCTCCAAATCCGCTTCAGTTACTTTACTCAAATCCTTTCCGGCATCAAGATATGCATGAGCTGCTGCTAATTTATCTTTATCTAAACTTCCAAATTCTTTTTGAATTCGTTGCATATTAATCAACTCGTCAATCTCTTTACCAGTTGCTTTTGCCAATGCTTCTTTTGAGTACATATCCATTTTATTGATATCACCCACCTTCATCATTTGCTCCATTATAGCCTGTTCTTGAGCGTATTGGTCACCTGCAAATGCCGCTGCTCTAGCTTTCTCTAAGTTTATATCAGCTCCTAACATTGCACTTGCTTCCAATTCATTTGCAATGCTACTTTCAAAATCTAATAATGCTTCGGATGATTTAGCCGCACTTTCTAATGAAGAACCCATTTGTGCTAAACTAACCGCAGATTTAGCTAATTGTTGAGGAGAACCTCTGAAATATTTTAATGCTACTCCACTATTATCAGCAATATCTTTAATTACTTTTGATGGTGCAACACCCGCTAACTTACTCATCTCAACAACTTGCATTGTCATATATCCAGCTGCAGCCTGTGAAAGTCCTCCTAAGTTCTGCATTACCTTATTAACTTTGGCCGCCTCTTCAACCCCTACTCCAAAGTTTTTATTCATTACTACCAATGATGCTACAGTTGCATCGGTAGGTTGTTGAAGGCCATCAAATGCCTGAGAAAATGAACTTGCTGCCTTAGAAACATCTTCCATAGATGCTCCTAATGGTGCAGTTGCACTATATACTCTTCCAATTTGGGCTTCCAATCCTACGGTTTGTGAATTCAATAAACCCGTTTCTTCTCTAAATTGTTTAGCCGCGGCACTCATTTTATAAAAAGCATACACACCTGCTAATGCTACCGCTAAAACTGCCGCTGCTAATAACACATAAGGATTTGCAAGAAAGGATAATGATTTACCTAACCCACCAGCTGCACCCGTCAATGCTTCCATAGTACCCTTACCTGCATCTAATCCTGCTCTAAAGTCAGTAGTAAATTTCATTGCTGCATTGGTCAATTTTTCTTTCAATACCTTAGTTCCCATTTCACCCAGTGAACCTAATGCTTTACCAATTACAGGTATTTCTTTTACGTTTGCAACCAATCCATCGAACATCCCACCCATTGTTTCGGATAGTTTTGTGGCAGCTTCGTTTACTTTTTCAGTTAATAATACTTTTTGTTCTTCTATCCTTAAAGACCGTTTAGCAATATCGTTTTGTGCTAATAATTCAGTTTTTTCAGCAGCTGATAAACCGGATGAGGCACTTTGTATATCTAATCTATCTTTATCAAGTTGAACTAATAGTTTACTAATATCCTTTGATGATGATAATTGACTTACTGAAGATTTTAAATCATTTAAATATGTTTTTGCTTTATCACCTAATGCAGCATTATTATTAACAGCATCTTCTAAATCCTGTTGAATTGCCTTATTAAGAGATGAGGACATTTTTAGGGCTTCATTATAATCTTCTTGAAGACGAACTTGTTCCCTTTGTTTATCCGCCATATCTTTGGCAAATCTTAAATCTTGCTGGCTCATACTATATTATTAATATTCTAAATTATTTTATATTTAAAATTGCTTTATATGAATTAGGGATTGGTTTCCCTTGAGCTTTTAATCTCTCTACCTCATCTCTAAGTTCCTGCATATCTCTATCTAATTTAGATGCCATTGCCATAAAATCAGAATCTTTCTTCAGTTTGTTTACAAGAACTTTCCCAAAAATATAATCAATTATACCTTCTCGCATAGAATGTTTCTTACTTATAAACTCTTTTATACGGGTTTTCTTTTCTTCAGTTAATTTCATAATGTTCTATTATTATACTATTATAAATATCATTATAAAAAAAATGAGAGTTAAAGATTAACTCTCACTTTAGATAGATTCGGCCCTTTTGATGGGCCTTTACTTTTTGATACCTTTTCGTTTTGTTCTTTTTCAGTTTTCTTAGATTGTATTAACTTATTATAATAGAAATTTCTTATATGAACGGGCATCTGATAAACATCCGAATATATAAAACCATTTCCATAATAACACAAATCAAATATCTGACTGTGTATCAATATTGAATAATTAGTCGGCAGGCCAAAAAAAGCCTACGCCCATTGGAATCGAGCGTACCTCCTTTTCTCCTGTCTCAGGGTTTTCATATTCAAATTCCATTTTTACATCAGGAGAAATACTCTTAATATGTTCTCTAAATGCTCTAGTATCTTTAGATAAAAATCTATTATTGATAAAATCTATAATTGATTTAGTATCCTCTTTACCATCTACCGAAACAATCATATAACGATATCTAGTAGTTAATTCCGAACTTACTCCTCCTTTGTTAAATTTAGCCAATGCTTTAATATCTTCATCAATCTTTTGCTCATCTCCATGTGATAATAATTTGAATACTAAATTATTCCCAGATGTAGTAGTATAGGGATATCGATTATCTCTTCTCAATTTAGTTAAATCAATATCCTTAGTTTGAACTTTTGATAAATCTACATCTATTTTTTCTTTTTCTCCATCATCATTAGTAAGTTCAATTGAATATAAAGGCCCATATCCTAAAATACGAGTAGCTAACATAATAGCATTCTTATCACCTATTAGGATTTCATTTATATCAACATCCTTATCTACTACAATCGATTCAAATAGTTTGTTTAATACAATACCTTTTTTAATTAAGTTCTGTGATGTAAGAATTTCTTCCTCCTTAGCTGTCATATACTTAATCTCTATTGTACCCTTTGATAATGGGGATGATTCTGGGTATGCTTTACCCTCAGATGGAAGTGTTATAACTTCCGTTGGAAAATCGTATTTACTTTCTGCCATAATAATAACTTATTGTTTGTATATAAATATATATATCTTAAATTTTCAAAAAACAAAAAACCCCCACCATTTCTGATGAGGGCTGTCCTTCGGTAGCATCCGTAAGGAATATTTTTTAGAATTCTAAGATTGCGTAATCATAAGTAAGTTCTAATACAATTGTAGTAGGGTCAGTAGCATTACTCCAATCCAAATCACCAAAGTTAGCTGAAGTGATAAATGCTCCTTTTAGTTTCCACTGCTCAATCTTATCACCTACTGGACCTAACATATAGAAATCCACATCCTTCTTATAGAATTCTGCGTATCCATCTCTACCTGTTAATGATTCATGTGATGTTCTCACCCACTCCATTACCGCTTGTGCTCCAGAAGGAACAATTGGGTCATAAAGTGTAATCTCCAATGTAGACCAATCACCTTTTCCTTTTAACTTTCTTTTGATGTTAATATGGTCTAAAACCACAGGTTCAAAAGTGATTGTAGGTCTGTTTCCAGCTTTCACTAAATATGAAGGGATACCATCTATTTCGAAGATGAATCTATTTTTCATCTTTGGTTCGAAATTGGTATAAAACATTTCGTTAAATTCTAATACTTCTGCCATTTTTTATTTCTTTTATATAAATATCAGTTATCTAAATTATACACTAAATGATGCTCCTGTCGGTAAGATGTTGAAATCAATTACTATGAATTCAGCTGTCTTAGAAGGTTGTAAAAACACAGAACCTTGTAATATGTTTCTGTCGATTACATCTGGTGTATTATTTGTCTCGTCCATAACCACTCTAAATGCGTAAAGCCCTTGTCTTTGTTGAACTGCTTCTAAGTAAGGATTTACAGTATTTAAGAATTTACTTCTTGTTTGTGCCGTATTTTGTTCGAACACTAAGAATCTTGAAGTAGATGCAACAAACTTCTTTAAGTTAATTAACAATCTTCTTACGTTGATTCTATCTAATGCAGATGCTTTATCTTGTAAAGTTTTCTGTCCAAATGCACTAATACCTTGTCCAGGGAATGTAGCGATTGGGTTAACTTTTCCTTCGTATAATGTATCTCTCTCTGATTGAGTTAATCTGTTCAATACTTGAACTGCTCCTGCAATACCACCTCTGTTTAAACCAGCTGGTGCGAACCACTCAGCACCTAATCTATCATTTTGTGCGAATGTACCTGCTAATAATACTGATGGTGGAACTGCTACTAATTTGTTAGTATTTACATCAATTGTTTTAATCCAAGGGTAGTAAGTAGCTACATAGTTAGTATCTTCTCCTGCTGCTTGCTCAACTGCTTCTGAAATAGTAGCATTTGCTCCAGCAAAATCTGCGATGTAGAATACATCTTCTCTTTCTTGACAAATATCGATTGCCTTAGTTGTTACATAAGGATGATATTGTCTGATAATACCAGGAGTGATTAATAAGTTGATATCATATTCATCAGGGTTTTGAACAGCGTTTAATGCTTTAGCATAAGCTACTGAACCACTTGTCGTTGATGCTGCACAATTGAATCCTTGTGTATTCGTTGCACTAATATCTTCTCCCTTATTAATTGTTACAGTTGGGTCAATTCCATCCCATCCACCTTGAAAAGCCAAAGTGAAGTTTCTCATTGCGGTTTGAGTTGAATCAGTTGTTTCAGCTGCACTCAATCCTAAACCATATCTTGAGAATGAAGTAACTCCTTTAGGGTTATCTAAACCGAAAGAGTAGTTAGCACCATTTCCAGCACCTACAGGTATTGGAGCTAAATAGTTTTTGTTGTTATCAGCTACGATTGCAGTTTCGAAATCAAATCCACTTGAGAATATTGATGAACTAAATGAAGCTGATGTATAAGTTACAATTGGGAATAATGCAGTTAAATCAGTTGAATCCGCTGCGATACAATTAACAGGTAATTCATACTTATCATGTCCAAAAGGAATAGCAGTTACAGGATATGTAGTAGTTGATACTTCAACTCTAATAAACTTACTTCTATTTTGGTAATCTCCTGTTTCAGTAATTTTACCTACTGCATCAATTGTTACATCTCTATCACCAATTCTTCTTCCAATAAAGTTAGGAGAAGATGGGTCTAATGTTAAATTATTATATTGTTCTAATATTGATTTTCTCTTATCTGTATCATCAAATGCTCTTAATACTAAACTGAATGTTCCGTAATCTGAACCATTTGAAGATTTGATGTTAGAAATTTGAACTTTGAATCTTACGTTCTCTGCGTTTCCATCAGCTATAGTATGAATTCTAAATAAGTTATATCTAGTTGTTCCATTGTATAATTGAGATTGAATATATGGAGTGCTTGCATTACTTGCATCAGCAGTAAAGTTTTGTGCAGATAAAGTTTCTGAATCCGATGCAAAAACTACATCAGCATCAATAGTTGAAGATGATAAAGCGGTTTTAGTGTGGTCAAAGTATTTGTAAGCGTATGCTAATCTGTTAAATGAAGGTGAAGTTCCTAATACATCATCTATTGAATCAGCTGAACTCTTTTTCATATCCATTCTATATTGAGCAGTAGAACCTGTAATAGAGAATACTCCAAATTCAGCTGCACCAACTAATGTACTATTAGCTATAGTAAATGATGAAGAATTTGCAGATGAACTATGTGCCAATACTGCTACCATTTGTTTAACACCAGCGGTAGTGTCATTTGCGATAACCGCTAATGAACCTCTCTGAGAGTATCCACCGATTCCACCAACTCTTACAACAGTTACAGCACCAGCATCTCTTAGATAGTTCTGAACTGCATATCCTGTGTAGTAATCTTTTGGAGTACCGAAAATACTTTCATACTCAGCCTGTGTTGTTATTAAAGTAGGAATGAAAGCTGGTCCTTTTTCAGTTGGTCCAACTATCGCTGCTCCTATCTGCGATATACCTTGTGGTAAGAAAGAAAGGTCGTTCTCTCTTGTAAATACCCCAGGTGATACAATTTTTTCTGCCATGTTATCTTTATTTAAAAATTTTTAGATTTCCTCCATATAAATATCAAAAGAAACTTCCAAAATATTACTGAATAGGTTTAAATTCTCCGGTAACCAAATCTATATTCCCTTCTCCGTAATTATTCTTTAATTTTTCGAATAATACTTCCTCTTTTTTCTGAATTTCTTTAAGGGTGATGTAGTTTGGTTCGTTCTCTTCTTCCAATTCTTTTATTCTCGATTGAATAGAACCAATACTTGCAAAGACATTTGCAAATTCATTTCGTAACTGAACTATTTCGTTTAGTTCATCTTGAGATAACAATTTGTTTTCCATTTTTTTGTTTTGTTTTAATTATGGTATATATCTATAAATATTACGATATTTCTGTAACCTTATATTTAGCACCAAAATTATCTAAACTTTCTAATTCTGCCGCTTTTTCGGTAGCCTCTTCTTCCGTTTCGAAGATTTCAACCCCCTCAAATGTATAATCTTTGGAAACATAGATTCTTTCTAACACGTTTCCATCTACTACTAATTGTTTTGTTATCTTAAACATATTATATTATTTTATTATCCTGTTGCAGTTGAACCGAATCCACTTTGTAATCCTGCAAAATTTGTTTTAGCTCTCGCAAAAATAGTAGCTCCAGTTTTATAGTTTAATGTATTAGAACTATATGCAGCAAAAGTTGCTAGTATAGAACTAAATCCACTATCAGATGCTATCTGTATATCATAAGAATAGTTTGCAGTAATCGCTGTTGAACCAGGAGAAACTACTGCTGAATTCGTACTTAATGTTAAAGCCTTATATGCATTTCCTCCGATAGTTACTGAAGCAATTGATATAGTTGGATTGGTTGATATAGAATACCCCGCTAACGAATTTGCACCCTTATTATGGGTAACGAATCCATTTACTATGTATGTATCCACATCTTCAACATCTATCGATACAACCTCTAATGTCGATGATTGAACCTCATTAGCAATTATCTCTACCTCTTCTATTTGATTCTCACCTATTACCTTTATAAGTTTATCTCCTGCTTGAAGTAATCCCAATGGTTTGAATTTATAAACTTCTTCGTTCATATCCCATATCATCATTGGGTGTTCACCATTTCCTCTAACATCACCTTTATCAGTTCTTACTATATTCCATCTATCCACAAATGTATATGCAACATCCTTTACATAAGCAGGAACTAATATTCCTCCTGGTGTATAATATTCCCAATCATAGAAGTTAAAATCATCTACTTGTTGAAAATGTGGAGGAAAGTATGCTTTTACGACATCCTCTTCTACTAAATCACCCGCTTTTTTAAATGTACCATCCCACATCTCAATCATCTCATCTAAATGTAAACATAATCCACTAGCTCCCGCATAATCATCTACGTTGTAAATGGTTTTTGTCATAGCTACATTATAGCTAGATGCATGGTCGTTATAAAGGTCTCTAAACGTTGCAGTTAGTGTTCTAGCAGTTGGTGCTACTAATGTGGATGAATTACCTACAGCGTTTGCAGTTACCGATGGGTTATATGGAGGAAGTGATTGAATTGTAAACTCCGCTCCTGCTGATAAACTCCATGTGAAATTATTATACTGAGAACCAACTCTACTTAGAAATCTACTTCCAGCATTTGTAAAGTTCATATTAAATGTTTCAGCAGTTGATTCCTTTACATATGTGAATCCTGATATAGTTGAACCTACCGCATCTATTGTGAAATCCGAAAATGCAATTGGACCGGTAGTTGTACCTGCCGCAGTAGCAATGGAGTAGTTAGAAGTAGCCGTATTACCTGTCGCTGCTTTTAAATTCGATAATTCTAAATTGTCTCCCTGAACTCTAGGCATTATATAAGTTTGTTAATTGTTCTCTCCAACTTTGTTTTGTATTGAAACGTTGTGCTAATAAATATTTAAATTTATCAAACTCCTCTTTTTTCTCTTCATATGTGAGATATCCAATACTATCATAAATATCTTTAAATTCTTCTTTAGTACTAGCTCTAAATTTATAAGGTATATCCTCACACCAATCTTTTGAAATAATTGGTAATTTACCCCAATCTAAACTTTGAAATATGGAGAACCCAAATGGCTCAGCAGAAAATGCACAATGAGATATACCCCAATCCATACTATAATATATTTCTTCAAATGGGCTTTCATATTGTATTTGTTTTAAATTACGAAAGTTTATATCAGTTTCCTTTTTCCAAGTTTTCTGAAAGGTTCTTATATTAGTAAACATAAACCCTTTCAAATTGTCTAAATAATGTGGGTTCTTTCTACTTTCACATCTAGCAGTAAATCCTATTAGGGTTGAATCGGATAATTCTTTATTGTGAACAAATTCATAGTAAGATGGTATATTTATCGAACCTTCAAATTTAGTACCCTTTAATTCATACAATCCTATCCATACTTTGTTTTTAGCATATGATAGTATTTCAGTTTCCCACTTTTGAGAATAATAAGGAGTCCAACCAAATGGTAAATCACTAATCCCAGTTTCTACTACAACCTTATCCAAACAATTGTGAATTATATAAGAGTGTATTTTATTTTTATTTTCTTCTATCAATTCCAAAGGAGTGTAGTGAGCATGTAATATATTAACTCTCCTACACTCTCTAAACTTTTCTTCAAAAATATCTCTGTGATTTCCGTTCTCATCATTATACCAATAGTGTTCGATTGGTATATCAAAATTAAAATCAGTTGGTTTAGTTCTATAAATAAGTAAAACTGGCTGAGTGTTTAAGTCTTTACTTACCCCACTCAACCAGTTGTTTACCCAAATATCTACTCCCGTACTGATTTTACCTATTCCTGTGGTAAAATAAACATCGTACATTTTATAACCCTCTTGCTCTTTTTAAATTTTCTACTTCTGATTTTAAGTTATCGATTTGTACTTGTTGCTCTTTCATACCTTCGATAAGAAGTGCAACTAACTTATCATACTTAACCGCTTTATATCCACTTTCTCTCGTTTGAACTAATTCTGGAAGTATCTCCTCAATTTCTTGTGCGATAACACCTACATCATGTCCTTCGTGTCCATGTAATTCAACGTTTGAAATCCAATCGAATTCGTATCCACCTATTTTTAATACCTTAGCCAATGCGTTTGGTATATTCTTAATGTTCTCTTTAAATCTTCTATCAGATGAAGAGTAAGCTACGATATCATTTGCCGCATCGATTCTACCACTTGTTGCACTCGCCGCTACTCCAACTCCTAATGAACCAACTCTAAAGTCAGCCGCAGTATGGATGTTTTGAGGTAATGATAATGATGCAGTAAATGCTCCGGTTGCAGTTACACCTCCTACGGTAATCTGATTAGCAGTTCCTGTTATGTTACTTGCTCTAGATAATGTTGGGATAACTAATGAAGCAACACCGGTTGATGGATTTATTGATACCTCACCACTTACCCAGTTAGCAACAGTTACTCTAGCTCCATTAGTAAAGTGTGTAGAACCAGTATTCAATGCAACAGCATCAGCTGAAACCGAAATACCATCTCCTGCTCCTACCGCTAAAGTATGAGCAACACCTTCACCACTCGTAGCACCACCTGTCAAACCACTTCCAGGATTAATAGTAGCTACATAATCACCGGTTGTATCAGTTCCTAATGCAACTGAATTAGCTGCGATTGTTGCAGTACCATCACTAGCAATTGTAACATCTCCTTTGATATAAGATACAACTGCTTGCTGAGAACCAGAACGGAAATGAACTGATTGTGTATCAATAGTTAATGTAGTATCTGTTTGGTTACGGAATACCGAACCACTCATACCACTACCTGCTATTACATTAAATTGTAAATCTCCTTTATAAAGAGTTGAACTTACTTCACCTATAAAGTTAGAAGCCGAAGCACTCACAAATCCACTTGCTGATAAATGTTGAGAAGCAGTTATTGAACCTGTTACTCTTAAGCTATTAGAGAACCATGCAGTAGAACCGGTGATTGGTCCAAAGAATGATGAAGAACCAAACGCCCCTTCACCTTCTATTCTCAATCCACTACCGGTTATTACACCACTCGCAGAAATATTATTATCGAATACACTTAATCCACCATGTATTGAAGTTCCCGTTACTCTAAAGTTTCCGTTTGATTGAATACCAGAACCTGATATAACACCACTCGCTGATACATTATTTCTAAATGTAGCCGCACCTATAGTTAATTGAGTTCCATCGAATTGAACATTTGATAATGCTCTAATTTCACCTGCTGCCCAAACACCACTACCTGTGATACCTTTACTCGCAGAGATATATTCTTTACCAATTATGTTTCCAACAACTTCTAATGCTCCACTTATGTTAGTTGCATTTTGTACAAATAATACAGATGCAGATATCGTTCCACTTGCAGTTACATTACCTCTTAATGATGAATTACCTTCTATGAATAGTGCATTACCACTAATGTTTCCACTCGCTGATATATGATTTAGTGATGCAGTTTGTGCTACTAATATTGTAGATGAAGTAACTGCTCCGTTTACGAACAATCCACTACCTAATCTCATATTAGTTTCAGCATTCGACCAAGAGAAGAATACCTGAGCACCACTTATAAATAAACCTGCTCCGTTTGCAGCTACAGATGTAGTCGAACCACTAGCAATTTCAATTAAACGGTCTTCAATTTTTAAATCTGAAATTTGAAGTTGAGTTGTTGTACCCAATACATTCAAATCACCTTGTATAGTTGTTACAGATGAAACACCTGTTCCTGCAACGGTTATAGCATTTTTCAATGAAGAAGAATAAACTTCTAATGCACCTGTCGCCTGATTAACTGAATTTCTAAATGCGGTTAAGTTAATACCATTAATTGTACTAGCGTTGAAATCACCATTTACAGTAAAGTTCTTATCTAAGTACATATACTGCTCAGGATGGTCCCAATAGAAATTAACGTTAGCACCACTTATAAATAAACCAGCTTTATCTGATTGAGCAGAAGTTGTAGAACCACTATTAAGTTCAATTTGCTTATCTTTAACTTGTAATCTATCAACTCTTAATTCACCTAATGTACCTCTAACTTGTAAGTTATTGAATACAATTAAATCACCCGCACTTTCAGATATTGCACTTCTTAAAGATGCAGTATATGCGTTTATCGATGAAGAGAATGTATTATGTGAAGGTGCGAATTCTCTGATTAAAGTTCCATCAACAGTTCCTCTTACTTCAATATTGTTATCAGAGTAAATTGTATCAGAGAAATTTAAACTTTGAGAAGCGTGCGACCAAGTTACATATGCATCAGCACCACTAATGTAGAAACCTGCGCCATCTGCTGCCGCTGAGTTCAATGAACCACTTGCGATTTCGATAAATTTATCTACTATTTTAACATCACCAACTTCTAATAATACTTTAGAACCAGTTACTCTTAATGTACCATGTACTATTAAATCGTTTCCGTTTGTATTAATAGCTTGTTTTAATGAAGCAGAATATGAGTTTAATCCACTCAATGCCAAATTAGTAGAAGCAGTGAATTGGTTAACCGAACCAGAGTATTCAAATCCGTATTCTCTAACTTGTATAGAAGAGCTTACTACTTGTTCATAATTTATTTTTTTCTTAACACCTTCTTCAAAGTGTAAAGATTGTGTTGCAATTTTTACAGTAGCCGATGCACTACCATTATAGTTAAAGTAATCAAATCCACCTGCATCACCACCGGTAATAGCAAATGCCAAATCAGCAGCTCCAGTAAATGAACCTGTGAATGAACCGGTTAAAAATCCGTTTCCACTAAATGAACCTGTTGCACTTAATGAGTTAAATACTGATAATGATGTACCTTGAACAGAACCCGTTAGTCTACCACCGATAGAACCGGTTACTAACAAATCATTTGTCATTCTTACTACGGTTCCATTATCGGTCATCGTAGAAGATGTTAAATTTGTAGAAGTATATTGAATCTTAGGTATCGTATTTACAGGTAATCCAATTTCATTACCATATAATCCTCCATTAACAGGCCCTCCAATCAATACGGATGAAGAGAAGCCATCATTTTGAGCCATTACCCAGTTATCATCTACACCATCATAGAATAATGATGCAGATGCGTACACATTATTCGGAGGAGTTCCGCCTACTATAGAACCTGAATCATATACTATAAATCCACCAAATCTAACAACAGGTGAACTTGCTCTTACCGCAATTGTATTTTCACCGATATCTAAGTTAGAAGCGGTGATTGCAGTAATAGTTGTACTACCCTTTACATCAAAGTTACCATAGATTGTTAAGTTACCTGATATCTGAGCGTTTTTCGCAACACCTAAACCTCCACTAACTACTAATGCCCCCGCATACCAATCACTTGATTGTATTTCACTACCTATTACAGTTCTTTCTAATTCATATGAAGCAATCGCCCCAGTTAATGATTGAGAAACCGCTGCACCACCATCACCACCATACCATATCCAATCTTTTGGAAGATTAGGTAATTGGAAATAAGTTCCAGGATGTTCTACTAATAATTCACCATCGTTAATATTGATTCTACCTACTACAGCGATGTTCTGTACATAAAATGAGCCCGTAGGTAATTGAGTTGTTAATCCTCCATTAGGTCCAACGTATAGTTGTTGCCCAGATGTTAATGCAGTTGTATCATAGTTTGTTAAGATACCCAATGCAGTTAATGAACCCGAACCACTTTCTAATAAATTATCCGCCGATAAACCAACGGCTGGCATTTTATCTAATCTAGATGAAGAAGCCGGTCCAACTATTGTTAAACCCGTTCCAACATCAAATCCTTTTATATATAATGGAGTACCTTTTGCAATCGGTCCACCATTTCCTATGTTTACAATTCCAATTGAAGTTCTATCTGTGAAACCAAAGAAGATTCCACCTGCTCCATCACTTCTTAAAATTTTACCTACACCCTGACCATTACTATTTGGATATCTCAATCCACTTGCAGTGAATGGTGCTTGTATATTAGCATAGTTATAAACATCCAATCCACCACTTAATATAGTCGAACCACTTACAGATAAGTTTCCACTTATTTCAACAATCGGACCTAAGTTTGTAGAGTTTAAGATGAATAGGTTTCCACTAATTCTAGTATCTAATTTGATATCAACGTTACCACTAACAGTCAAATTACCACTTACAATTTGATTACCTTTAAATGTATTTGAACCGGTTGTCGCAGATGTAGCCAATAAAAATCTAACTGATTCACTAACACTCTGAGAGAATGCAGTAAATTGAGCTCCATCTGTAGATTGTGATGCAAATACACCAAATACTACTTCGATTGGTTGGCCATTACCACCCGTCAATCCGTTTCTTACTAATGAGGTTGATACTTCTAATGAAGTTATTGAATGTGTTACAATTAAATCTCTGCCTAATGAACGGGATACAATTTTAGAACCACTTAATGTGTTAGTTGCAATTGTATCGATTGTATTTCTAAATTGAGTTGCATATGCTACACTACCACTCTTAGCTAATACTTGATTATCAGTACCATTTGCTGCAATAGTTCTAGTATCAACATATGTTTTAACCGCTTGTTGTGATGGAACGGTATCTCTTCCAGGTAAACCTTGTGAGTTTAATAAAGTTTCGTTATCAGATGCCTCATTAATCACAATACCCACCGGTACACCATTTCTTCTGAACGGTCCAATTGAAGATAAACCTGATAATGAGAACTGATTTGCATCAATTGTTACAGCACCTGTCAATTGGTCTACTCTAAAGAATCTACCAACTTTTAAGTTACCTCTGTTATCAATTGTTACCGCAAATACTTTTCCAGGTTCAATCATCACAACTTCTTGTGTTGAATCTGGAATACCACCATACTCAGGAATAGCATTATAAGTAATACCCGCACCAACGTACTCTAATACAAGACCTCCAGTTGATATGTTTGATAATTGGAAGAAATTAGCATTATCTCCTGCGTTTACGAAAAATACTGCAGGGAATGTTTCAACAAAGAATTCATCCGGTTCTACGGTTGTATTGATATCTGTTACTAAGTAATCCGAACCATTTAACTTCATCAAAGAAGAGAAGTCAATATTTCTTTGTTGTCCCTGAAATGAACCAGTTACTCTCACAAAGATATTAGCCAAACCACTTAATACCGCAGTAGCTTCTGCTCTCACTCCACCAGGAGTACTAGGTAATGCAATAGAAACTGATGGTACGGATGTATAACCACTACCACTACTTTCTAAGTTTAATGCTACAACTTGTCCCTGTGTAATTAATGCAGAACCACTTGCTCCACTACCTCCTCCACCACTAATTGTAACAACCGGTGATACGGTGTATCCACTACCAGGATTTGTCACATTAAAACCAGCAACGGTTGAAGTACCCGCTGATAATACTAATGCACTTGTATATGTGTCTTTAAAGTTTCTTTTTGATACAACCCCTTGAAGACCGAAGTCAATTACGGAGTTTGAAATGTTTGCAAATCCACCACCTGATGTTTTAAATCCAAATGTAGAAAATGTGGTAAACATAGATACGAACTGAGCGTATCCTGTATTACAAACGTGGTGTCCAGGTCCTCCCTGATTAACCTGCGTAAATGCCGCAGCTACCATTGAACGAAGTGGAGAACGAGGTGATGCTTCTCTACAACAATTACCATCTACTCTCATACCACCACCGGCACCAGTACTATCTACACCTAAATCTTCAATATCATACGGAAGTGGAATTAATGCAGAAATCTTTTCACCATTAAAATTAAATGGTCCTGATATAGCAGTTGAGTTCCACACATATGGAGATGCCTGAACAAATGGTCTTTGATTTTCCGGTGCAGGAACTGAAATATGTGGTCTTTCCGTAGAAACATATCCACTACCTGAGTTTACATAAGTTAATCCAACGATTTTACCATTTGAAATAACAGGTGTAAATTCAGCTCTTACTGAACCACTTTCCGGTGGAGAATCAGGCTCCTCTACTATAATATTAACAGAAGCCGTATAACCAATAGGAGAATATAACACAACTGGATTTGTAATCCTACCAGATTGTATTGTATAATCAATAATAGCAGAAGGGAAAGCTACAGTAAAAGCTGGTCTTTGTAAATCCAAAAATCTTACTGAATCTATATAATCCGCACTATGTACGTGGAAGTAATCTAATTTAGGATTCTTCGCATATAATAGTGATTGTTTTAACGTATCACCTTTAATCGCAACTCCAGGAGGAATTACAATAGGGTTATCTTCAATATAGTATCCTGTTTCTACAAATACAGTTGCGTTATAATTTAAAAATGGAGAGAACCAAGGTGCGAATGTGTTTGTTACAAATTCATCTTTTGCAACTTTCTGTGCAATAGCTCCAGCATAAAGGATACCAGCTACCGTTTCCGTTAATTGATTTGCAGGAACTTCTCCCGCATTACCATATGCATTTGTATAATAAGATGTACCAGCATTTATCGCCTGTTCGTTACCACCATAGATTAAATCTACAATAACACAATCAGTAATTAAACCAACATCTCTAACACATTTAGATGAACTATAAATTAAATTAGGGAAAGATGAAGAAATAAGTCCTACAGTCTGTTCTCCTAAGAATGTTTTGTTCATTTCCAATAAGGAAACTGCATTCTTTTTATTAGTAGAAAGTTTAGAAACTACATTACCTACAACGGTATCTTTAGCTATTCTAGCTCCGTATGAAAGAGATGTTACCGTCTCAACTAATTGGTTATTTATAACACCCGCGCCATTTCCAAATACTCCATTATAATATGCCGAACCATTTATAATAGATTGTTGATTACCACCAAATATTAAATCCGTAGCAACACCATCTATAATATATCCAGTATCTCTTCTACATTTATCTCTATCATATGTAAATGGTGTTCCGGTCTGGTCTTTACCTTTTATATAAACATGCTCAATGAAGTAGATTATTTCTTCTTGAATTAATGATTTATTTCCTAATAATGCAGCTTTTGCATTTAATTTAGCATTAGTTGGTGCAGAAATCGCTCCGTTAACCGAAATGATTTGAGCCATTCTACTTGCGTAAAGAATAGCTGCTATTGTTTGGTCTTTTTGATTATTTGCTACTCCACTTCCTCCGAATTGAATGGCTCCAAAGTTACCATTATAATATGATATACCTGCTTCAACCGTTCTTTGATTTCCTCCAAATACTAAATCATCTAATACGGCATCTATAAGTAAACCAACATCTCTTTTACATCTTAAACTATTATAATCAAAGAAAGGAAAAACGGCATTTAAATATTCAACTGTTTCATCCTGTATAAACCCTTTATTTTGTAATACTAATGTTCTAGCATTTAATTTATTCGCATCTGTAGATATTATTTCTGAATTATTAACAACCACTGGTGCTGTTCCTAATCCTCCGTTGATAATAGATGTGATAACTGCAAATGATGAACTGATTGATGATGATACTGCGTTAGTACCACCTGTTCCTGTTATCTGAACATTTGTAGAAAGTTTTACAGGTGTTCTACCATTTTCTACTAATGCGGGAACTGAACCTAATCCATTTCCTAATATATTTATTACGGTTGCAAATGAAGAACTTACTGATGAAGATTCCGCATTTCCACCATACCCATCAAAAAAACTTTGTGATACATTTCCAACTAATACTAAATTAGTTGCACCATTTTTCACTTCGGGTGGAGTTACTCCCAAACCACCTGCTAATATTTCAGCAACAGTTGCATATGATTGTGAAATAGCAGAAGCTTCAGTTGCAGAACCACTTTGACCAGAACCACTAACTTGTGAAGCTGATATCTGATAATTATCATATATACTTTGTACTGCCGCTTTAACTGTTTTGAATGCAGTTGCAGGTGATTTACCTCTATGAGGTGTTATTAAAATATCACTACCATATTCCGCTACATAAATTCTTTTAGATTCTTCTGGAAAAATAATTTGAGAAGCTGATATTTGATTTAATGTTATGTTTAATGAAGCAGTATATGTAGATTTTGCCGAACCAGTTAAGACTGCATTCGCACTTACATCTCCACCTAATATAAATCTTTGTTCCTCTAAAGCATTAACTCTCTGTTCGATTGAAGAAGAGAAAGGCCCTTTTAAAGTACCACTCACATAAACATCTTGAATGAAAGTAGAATCTCTTGTTACAGTTATACTACCGGTTATAACTGATGTTCCAATTTGTTTAGAAGAACCGGAAAGTAAGAAACTACCTGTTATTTCATGTGTACTAGCAGTGTTGATACCTAATTGTGTGTTTCCCGATACAAATAGAGATTCACTTACCACCAATGATGATGATAGGAATGTACTATCAAGAGTCATTAGGATTTCGTTATTACCTAATACTGATATACCTAGTGTACCACTTGCAACTAAACCTACACCTGAACTTTGTTTACCTATTACTTTCATTTAAGAAAAGAATTTTATTTTGTTTATTTATTACCCTTGTTCCAAAACAGATACGATTACATCGAAAGCAGCTGCTGATGAACCTGTCACCGAAAGAAAATCTCCCGCTTCTAATACTAATTTCTGGTCACCACCAAACAATACTAACGTTGAATTTTCCGCAACAACGAATCCTTTGATTACATGCGAAATTCTAGCGGTAGAAACATCATGAGCCTTCACCGTTAATTCCACATCAGCTGCGGTTACGTTAGCTACAGATACACCTATCACAGTGGATGTTCTACTCGCTGGACAAGTGTAAGCAACTGCTCCCGCAGTTCCTACTCCACTTTCTAAACTATTTTTGAAAAAGTTTGCCATTTGTTTTTAATTATATATAATTATTAAGTTCTTTATTTTATCCTAATGCAATTGCCAAAGCAACCGCAGTATCTATTATATCATCACCTTGTACCAATAAACTTCCACTAACATTGAAATTTTTATTAAGATTCATTCTTTGGTTAGCATGGTCCCAAGTAAACTGAATAGGAGTTGTAGGCCCCTCTATCGTTATACCAGCATCATTTGATTGTAATGATGATAGAGAACCTCTAGATATAATAATGTTCTTATCTTCAATTTGTAAGTTAGATACATTTACATTAACAACATCTCCTAAAATATCAACATTACCATCAACTTGTAAATTACCACTTACTCTTAAATTCTTTTCAAAGAATGAACTTTCTTTAACAGTAAGAGATGAACTTAATGTTGTATTACCACTAACAAATAATCCACCTGTAATTGCAGTAGAAGCAGTTACATTTAATGTACTATTTAATCCTACCGCTCCACTAACATTTAATGTAGAGTGAATTGCGGTAGCACTATTTGCTTTTAATTGACCGTTTACCGTCTCAGTTCCGAATACAAAAAGGTTTCCACTAATTGAAGCATTATTAGCAATATTAAGATTATTACCACCAGAAATATTGTTATTTACAATTAGATGTTGAATAGAAGCGGTGTTTGTAATAGTAACATTTCCTAAGTTTATATTACCATATACATCTAAGTTTCCACTTACCTCTAAATTACCCGTTAAGTATGTAGATGCAGAAACTTGTAAACCAAAACCACTAATAGAATCTCCTTCGATTTTTAAACCTTTGTTAAGGAACATTCTATCACCAACTTCTCTATAAACAAATTGAGCACTAGCTCCACTTATAAATAATCCACCTCCTTCTACTTGAGAAGGTATTGTAGAACCACTTCCAATTTCAATTAATTTAGCTTCAGCAGAAACTCTACTAACTCCTAAATAAACTGAATTACCTCTTACGGTTAAATCTCCTGCTATCGATGCACTACCTTCAATTAATCCACTTGCACTAGTCGCTAAATCTCCAATATTTACAACACCTAAAATAGTCGTTGAACCGGTTACATAAAGTGAAGATGAAACGTTTACTAATCCAAATGATGCGGTATTAAAGTTTTGAATATTACCTGCATTATTACCAGTACCATTTATTAAAACATTAGTTGTATTAGTAGTTAATCCACCTGCTAATATCGTAGAACCTGTTACCGATAAATTTGATGATAATTGAGTTCTACTATTTAAAGCAATACCATTAGTTGCACCAATGTTTACTCTTACCGATGTGTTATCTCCAGGAGTTGCATATGCTATATTAACTGAACCTGCGCTTCCTCCTCCATTTGATACGTTAATTCCACTACTCGTTACTCCGGTAGTTATTTGTGAATCCAAAACACCATCTGTACTTTGATTTCTTATTACTATTTTACCAGGTGCTCCAGCAATAATAGGAGTGTTATCATCATCAAATATTATATTAGCATTTCTAAATGGTGATATTCTTCTATGTAAAATTTCTAATCCACTTCCTGAATATTCTTGTGAAAATGCACCACTAATACTTGTAATACTCGTTTGTGAATTACTTCCAATAAATAGGTTTCCACTAATTTGTGTTGTTCCTATATTTCCTGCATTAAGAAGAACACTACCGGTTACGGTTAATCCATTACCAACTGAAGCACTTCCCTCTGCTCTTAAATCTTGACTAATATTAATTCTACCATTTGCACCCAATACACTTAGTTGATTATTAAGTGTAGTTGCACCATCAACTTGTAATGTTTGTGTTAATATCGCAGATGAACCTGATACTTGTCCTAATACATGCAATGTTCCACTTGAGAATACATTACCATTAGTACCTTCTACAATGAATTTACCATTACCAATATTAAATTGTTCCTGTGCGTTGAAATATCTAATACCGGACATATTTACCAAAGAACCTCCTTGAGTAAATACCAATCCATTATCTGCTGCGGATGGATTAAACGATGGATTTAAGTTAGCAAATGTACCACTAACCATAAATAAATTTCCACCGGAAGATGAAATGTTACTCTTTAATATAATACCAGTAGTTCCACTTACATAAAGGTTACCACTTGCAAAAGTATTACCCGTATTTGGTTCTACCCAAAATCTATCTTGTGAACCAGAACCTAATCTTAATTTTTGTCCCTCAATGTATTCGAAATCGTTTGATGCAGTTAATTGATTTGCTGCATTAACATATACGATATTATTAGGTGCATCCACTCCTGCTAATGCAGCTAATGAAAGTGAACCTAAATAGGCAGTTCTCCAATATTTTGTAATTGTTCCTAAATCGTAACTCGCTGATTCATTTGGAATAAGGTCTGAAGTGAAATCTGCTACAACGGTTACAGAATCGGTATTATTATCTCCTAATTTAAGACTACCACTAATAGTAACATCTCCTCTAAAGTAAGCATTAGAAGCAGTAATGTTTCCGGTTACAGAAAGTGAACCTGAGTTTTCGAATACCGATGAACTTCCCCATGCATTAACACCTGCTATGCCTGTATTTAATTTAACGAGGGTTATCTCTTCACTCCCACTTGCTCCGAATTGAACGGTTTGTAAGGTTGAATTAAAGAAAGGTTCACCATATTGTAGTGTACCCTTAGTTCCGTTATTACCCCTTCTTATCTGTAATAATGCCATTTATCTGTAGTTGTAGATTTCTTATACTTCTATAAATATAACTCTTTCTAATTATCCAATATTTTATATTCCATAAGTTCCCTTAACTGCGTTATAGTTTTGGGTTAACTCTGCTAACGAAAGTGCTTTATTATAAACTCTCATTTGATAGTACACTCCTTTTAATGAATCCGTTGGTGTATTTGCCGTACCAGTTCCGTTTGGATGGCGTGAACCAAAATTTAATCCAGTAGTTGATACACCGGCAGATGGTGCTGAATATGCCCCAGTTCCGGTTTGTAATACTCCATTTCTATACATTCTAAATACACCACTCGCTAAAGTAAATACTAAATGAACAGGTACATTTGATGCTGCAGTTGGTGATGAATATGTTAAAGTACTCGTAGGCCCTCCAGCTATTAAAGATGTTGCGTTACCCCAATATGCATACCAGCCTTTTGTAGAATAAATTTCATTACCCCAAAGAACTGCCCAATAGTTAGTAGAATTTGGTTGAACTACCATCTCAACACTAAATGATGATGTTAAGTTATATGATGTACATATTGCAGTATTACTACCAGCACCACCACCTGCTACAATACCACCACCATAAGAACCAGTATATGCAAATGTTCCGGCACCAGTAGTTATCAATGAAGCACTATAACCATTACCACTACTATCCGCCCATGTTGTTCCAACTGATGGTGCAGTTTGTAAATTCATTACCAATCCACTTATTGTTATAGTGTCAGGAGTTGGTAAAGATATAGTTGCTCCGTTTGAAAATATTATACCCATAATCTATTCAATTTTAATAACCAATTCTAGTTTTATATAAACCATGAAGAGTTTGTATATCTACTAAAGGTAATACTCCATTATATACTTTCACAAATGCAACATCTCCAGTTACAGGTTCAGAACTTGTAGTAGAAGTACTAAATCTACCAAATAATCTTAAACCATTAAACCCACCACTTCCTGTACGAGTTCCGTTGGTTGTGGTTGGTGCAGTATTGGTAGCAATATATGCTTTTGTACTATTAGTTGTATTCAATCCATCATCGGTAAGCCATATAAAACGCCAAGTAGCAGTAGCGGTAGTTGAATTGGCGCCAACAAATGAACCATTAAATGCAATATTCATACGAGTTGTGCCAGATGCCCATATACCCATTAAGAAATCAGGTGATGATGAGTTAGCATTTAGTAACCTACCTCCAGTTACACCATCCCATTTGTATGCCATAAATACCGTATAAGGTTGTGTTCCAGATGAATAATTAGGTCCACCAAAAAACATATCGGATGTACCTGTTGATGATTTTCTAAATACTCCACCATTTGCCGAATTCCATGTCATACTATTACTCGTATTTGTCATTGTAATAGTATGTGCCCCTGTTCCCGCGATAGTAGAACCATTTGTAGGCATTGCAGAATAGTTTGCAGCATCTAAATCATATACCAATTGAGCTGATAAATTAATCGGTGCTGAGTTACTTATTATCGAAAATCCATTACTAAATTCTATCATAACTTTTTATTTTATGCTATTTCGTAACTTCCGTTCCAAATAAATCTATCAGCGGTTGTCCAAGTAAATGGTCCAGTTGGGGTTATGGAATCGGCAGTTCCACCTACAACTTGATATTGTATAGCCGATTTGTGATTAAATCCTGCTCTTGCTCCATTTAGTATGGCGTTATACCAAGCAGAACCATTATCTAATAAAGTTACTGTCATTAAGATAGCATCTGCATGTGATGCGGTAAATGGCATTGATACATACCACTCTCCACTACCAAATGTTGTTGTACTTCCCATAGCAATATTACCTCTTACAAAACAAGTCTTACCAATTACTTTGTAGTAACCTTCTATTGTCCCATTACCAATTGCAGGGTTTGAAGATGCTGCTGTCCAAATTGGAGTATATGAAGTCCAAGCATTATCAATTCTGCTATTGTTTATAGTTACAGAACCAGTTAATAAAGATGAACCACTTACATTTATTGAACCACTAATTTCTACTAAACCATTATTTTGAATATATAAGTTACTTCCACTACTTAATGTTAATGATGAAGCGTTTGCCGCAATTGAACCACTAATAGTTGATACTAAAGTTACAACTAATGAACCACTTATAGTTTGTGAACCACTAAATATATTAGAACCTGTAGTTGCATATGAACCCGTTTTAGAGTTTAAAGATGCAGTTGTTGAGTTTACACTTGCACTAAATGTATTTAATGATGCAGTTGTTGTATTAACTGATTGAGTAAATGTATTGATTATTGAACCACTTGCTCTTTCGGATGCGGTAAACGCATTTATACTCGATGTAAATGTGTTAATTAATGAACCGGTCGCAATTACACTCGCAGTAAATGAATTTAATGAACTTGTTGTAGTATTAACAGATGAACTAAAAGTGTTTAAACTTGAAGTTGAAGCATTAATTGAACTACTAAATGTGTTAAATGAAGCGGTTGTGGAATTAACCGAACTACTAAATGTATTAACTGAAGCAGTAAATGTTGTAAAACTTGAGGTTAATGTGTTTATTGATGTAGTTGTTGCTAGATTAGTTGTTCCAATTACATTCAATCCTCCACTTATTAATGCAGAACCACTTAACTCAAGGTATCCATTATTTTGAATATATAAATTACTTCCGCTAGTCAAAGTTAATGATGAACTATTTGCACCTATAGATGCACTAATAGTAAACACAGATGAAACCGTTAACGAACCACTTATATTTTGTGAGCCTGTGAATGAGTTAGAACCAGTTGTTGCATACGAACCTGTCTTTCCGTTTACACTTGCAGTAAATGTATTAACTGAACTACTGAATGTATTTAGCGAAGATGTTGTTGTATTAATACTCGCAGTAAATGTATTAATAGAACTACTAAATGCAATAAAACTAGCAGTTAATGAATTAATTGAACCAGTTGATGCTACACTTGCAGTAAAGTTATTTAATGAAGCAGTTGTAGTATTAACCGATGAAGTAAAACTATTAAATGAACTTGTATTTACAACACTTGCAGTAAAGTTATTTAATGAAGCAGTTGTAGTATTAACTGAACTACTAAAACTATTAAATGAACTTGTAGTAACTGAACTTGCAGTAAAGTTATTTAATGAAGCAGTTGTCGAATTAAGTGAACTAGTAAAACTATTAAATGAAGCCGTTGTTACAGCTGATGCGGTAAAGTTATTTAATGAAGCAGTTGTAGAATTAACTGAACTACTAAATGTATTTGAACTAGTTGCAAATGTATTGAATGAAGAAGTTAATAATAAACTACTTGTGTTCACATTTACTACCGATGAAGTTGTAGCAAATCCTAAGTTTGTAATTTGTTGAGATGAACTTACCGTTCCTGCTGGTGCTCCTGTGGCTGCGATTGCAGTTATTCTACTATCGAATGAACTACTTGCGGTTGTATATGATGATGTAAATGTATTGAATGATGAAGTTGTTACAAATGAAGATGTATTTACACTTACAACCGATGCAGTATAAGAATTGAATGAAGAAGTTGTAGCAAATCCATAGTTTGTAACTTGTACTGAACTACTTACAACACCACTTAATGAAGAGGTTAATGAATTGAATGAAGAAGTTGTAACTAAATTATCTACACCAACTATACTACCAGTTACAACTATTGAACCACTTACATTTAATGAACCGGTTATCTCCACTGTATTTCCTGCGGCGTGTATAAGATTACTTCTATTACTATCATCAGTTCCATTACCTACAATAAAAGCTGCAAGTACGGAAGATGTAGCGTTAAATTGGCCTTGTACATGTTGATGGTTGGCTAATGCTATTGTTTGATAACCTTCGGCGTGTGAATATGAACCGGATGCTATTGTTTCTTGGCCTTCAGCATGTGAGTAATCTCCTTTTGCTTGTGTAAAATCTCCTTCGGCATGTGAGTAGTTTCCTATTGCTTTAGTAACACTTCCTTCAGCATGTGATTGGTCTCCGGTTGCTAGATTTCCCTCTAATCCGTGAATAAGAGAACCTGTTATAGTTTGATTACCATTAAATTCATTTGAACCGGTAGTTGCATACGAACCCGTTTTTCCGTTTACACTTGCACTAAAAGTATTTAATGAAGCAGTTGTTGTATTAATCGAACTACTAAATGTATTGAATGAAGATGTAAATAATTGTATATTATCTAAAGCCGCATTAGATGAACTCAATGATGAAGTAGCTGCATTAATAGCAGAACTAACTGCATTTGCCGCACTTCCTGTGTAAGTATCAAATGCTGATTTAGATAAGAACATTGATACATTAGTCACAAAACTGCCTGTCTCCGCTTCTGTTATAAATGAGCCAGTTTGTCCTCCCAATGTATTCCACTTTCCATCGTTTGAAGATGTATAAGAATTAAATGAAGCAGTAGTTACTAATGAAGATGTATTAACATTTACTATTGATGAAGTAGTTGCAAAACCAAAATTAGTTATTTGTGCAGATGAACTGATTAAAGTTGTTCCGGTTGAACTAATACTACCGGTGATTGATATTGAACCCGATGTTACTTTGAAGGTAGCATTTCCTCCTGGATTTGCTTCAAAATTATCGTTTGTAGTTACACCTCCGCCATCACCACTTAAACTTAATAAACCACTTGCTGCAATTTCTATATTACCTCCGGTTGTGTTTTCAATTCGATTAACTAAAAGTGAATTACCAGCTAATATAGTTTGAGAACCATTAAAAGAATTAGAACCTGTTGTTGCTAATGAAGATGTGTTTATATTAACACTTGCAGTTAAACTTGAAGTATATTGATTAAACGAAGCAGTTGTTAATAATGAAGATGTATTAACATTCAATATTGAAGATGTTGTGGCAAATCCTAAGTTTGCAATTTGATTTGCTCCACTTATTATAGGAGTTCCACTTACATAGATACTACCTGTTATTGATACCGAGCCACTACTTACTTTAAATGTATTTGCACCACCTGGATTCGATTCAAAATTATCATTAGTGGTTACACCTCCGCCATCTCCTGATAGTGTAAGCAATCCACTCGCTGCTATCTCTATATTTCCACCGGTTGTATTCTCTATTCTGTTTACTAATAAAGAATTACCCGCTAAAATTGTTTGTGAACCGCTAAAAGAATTTGAACCGGTTTTAGCAAATCCTAATGTAGTTATTTGATTTGATGATGATACGGTTCCAGGAGGAATAGATGCCGAGCCTACTGTAATATTTGTTATAGTAGTATTAAGAGATGCGGATAATGTTTGTATTGATGAAGTTATAGCCGAAGCACTTTGCATCAATTCAAACTCCGTACTAAATGTTTGGTCTAACGCACCACTAAGAAATTCATATAATTTCCCAACACTAATTCTTTGTGTTCTTGAATTATCAACAATAGGAATTACACTTCCCGTATTAATGTTGGTAAGAATAGGTAATTGTGAAATTTTAGGCATCTCTTAAATCTAATTTTTTATGGTTGTATCGGGTTTCCACCCTCATCTAAAATAGGTAATCCATCATAAATTCCATCTTCTGTTATAAGATTAGAATTTATATTATCCGCTGCTCTTTCTGTCGCAACTGATAACCTACCATTCATATCATAACCATCTCCTCCTTGCAATAAAACTTCATTAGTTACCACAACCTTTCTAATTGTAAATCCTTTTTGTGTAGTAGGAACATTATCAGCTTTCTTAGGTAATAAATAAGCATTAACTGTCATAGTGAATGTAGTTCTTATTATTCTCTCTGTTCCCGCTCCTACTTCTTGTTGGTTATCAAAGTTATCAATCATAACTCTGAATTTATACTTATCATCTTCACCCCAATATCTATCTGTAAAATATTGGAATTGTTCTATAATTTTATTGTTATGTTCTGTAAAGTTTGTCCACACCATTACTTCATAAGTGATGGTAATATAATCCGGCATTTTTACATCATAGGTTTCATACCTTTTTTTAAATTCAGGATTTAATAATGAAAATCTATCATATGAATTTTTGTTAGACCATTTTCTAATAGTTGGATATGTAACTTTATCATCTTTAAGAAATTTCATTGTATCATTCTTAGCAAATGAATTTCTTTTAAACATAATAAGTGGGATTTGAATTTTTCCCAATTTGTCTTTTAAGTATCCATCTTTTTGTGCACCTTTCCATCTTTCTGCATTTCCATAAATTAATGGAACTTTAACTTTAGATTTATTTTGTTCAATTTCAGGAATTACATGTTGTTCCATATAGGATGCAATAGTACTATCAATATCAATTAATGATAATGAGAACATTTCTTGTTCATCCTGTTTTACTATTTTTGAAAAGTTTTTATCTGCCATTATCTTACTCTTTCTTCTAGATTAATACTGCTATTTCTAGTAATAAATGTTTCACATATAACAGAGAACTTATTTTGATATCCACCACCTATCCATTGGTCTTCATTAACATTTGATACCTCATAATATGAACCATCTAATAAAATTAAATCACCAACTTCAGGATAAAAATTTGCTTCAATTAAAGTATGTCTATTGAAACGGAAATTAGAAGTTCTACTCGCATCTGGACCAAATCCTTCATAGTTAGTTTCAGTTTCTCCTCTTTCAATTACAGAATAAGTTTCCATTCCTCTATAGTATTGCTTATCTAAACTTTCACCATAAAGATTATATGAAGTTTCCGCTGAATTGATTTTAAATAATGTAACCAATGTTTCGATTACATCGTTAACCATTTCAGTAGAAATTTGTTCGAAAAATTTTATATCCCTTGCGGAGTTAAATCGTGGCATATTATCCTACATATATTGCTAAAGGTGCTTTCTGCAACATCTCCATTTGTTGTTGTGCTTCAGCAGCTTTATTTTCAAAAATCTTCTTTCTTGAAACCTCATCTAAATTCTCTCTTAAGATAGTAATTAGATTTTCTTTTTCAGTTGTTGCTTCTGCTCTTAATTGTGCACCATCCAAAGTGGTTTCACCACCTGGAATAGGAATAGTATTATACTTTTCTCTAATCGCACCCAATAATTCTTTTGCTAATGCTAATGTATATTTTCTAATCCACTGTCTTCCCACATCATTAATTCTTTGATATGGAGTAAAATCGTATTTGATATTAGAATAATCTGAAATAACTCCATCTCTTACTCCCAATGAATTTGTATCAAACTCATCTCTTACATAGTATTCAAAATAAATTCTATTATCATACGATGGGTAAGGGAATATTTGTAAGTTTCCGTTTGTTATATTAAATGTGTGTGCCGATTTTCTTATCTGGTCATTAAACTCTATAGCCTGTACCCTCAATAGGTCTTCATAGAACGGCATTAATACAAATTGGGTAGCAGTACTGAACGAACTAAATCCGAACTCCTGAGTGATGTTTAAAGTACCCATACCACTAACTGCATAAGGGTCAAAGAAACGAGCTAATGCAGGTTTTGGTTCGAAGTAAACTTTTGTTACTTCAATTCTTTTTCCACTCTCACTTACCTCTCCCCATAAAGTTTTTAAATCATATGATTGAGTATATGCAGTTGCATCCACCCAACCTCTTTTAATATCAGCATTTCCCCCCACACCTGCAACAGTTCCATATGCATCGGAAATTCGTATTGTTTGATTTAAGAAAGAACCCTCTACTAATTTACCTGTGTAGTTAGAACCCGTACCTTGCCCCATTAATTGAGGTAAGTTGTTTCGTATATTAAATTGATTTACTTGTGCGGAGTATTCCGATGTTGCTTCTTCAAAACAAGCATATAATTGCTCATCGATTAGCTCCACATCTATAATAGGATACCCTAATCTTCTCACACACCAAAGTGCTACTTTAGGTGCATCGTTTGAAAAATGGTAATCATTATCGTATATTTCGAATGGAGTCATTCCAGGAAAGAACGATGATGAACCAGGATAATGATTTATTGTTGAATTTACTGACATCTATATAAGAGTTTACTCATATAAATATTCAGTTTGTCAAATAAAGAAGTTTTAAACTAATCTGATTTTCAGAGTTCCGTTTGTATGATACATTCCACCTAAATTTATGTTACCTGCCGCCGCCGCTGCATCGTTAGCATAGTTAGATGCTGAAATTGAACTTAGATTGAAAGCGGTTCTATCGGTATCGGATGTTCTAATTTTAAGGTATCCATCTGTATGATATACGCCCCCTAAAGGAACTCCCTGACCTTCAGCAGTATAATCCGTACCATAGTTTGATGCGGTAACTGAACCCAATTGAAGTGCTCTATGGTTATCTCCACTATTAAGTATAATACCCGCAGTAGAACCTGTAATTTGTACTATTGTATTAAATGATGCGGATGTTGTTGATTGAAACGAACCTGTTATTACTACCGAACCTGTAATAGTTTGGTTTCCTATAAAAGTATTAGAACCAGTCGTTGCTCTAAATTCTATACTAGATGTAATAGCGGAAAAGTTACCATCCATTTGTTCGATAGATAACTTATCCGATAAATTCTTTCGTAGTGTTACTCCGCTAATTGCCATTTATAATAAATTAAACTATTCTAATTCTGATTGCTCCTGCATTGTGATACATACCACCGATTGCAATTCCGCCTGCCGCAGCTGCTGCATCGTTAGCGTAGTTTGAACCTAACACAGAATTTCCACTACCACTTGCAATCACTGCTCCTAAGAAGTTTGCTGAACCAGAGTGAACGGATGAACCAGATACACTTAATGTACCGGTTACAAATAAGTTACCACTTGTGATTAATCCAGCTCCACCTGCACCATTAGCTCCCGCCAATAAGTTAGGGAATGCTGTAACCGATTGACTTACTCTTGTGTTTAATGTAGTAATATTTGCGGTTGAAGTTTCAACGCTTGAGGTAATAGATGAGAAATTACTATCTAATTCAGCGATAGTTAATTTACTACCTTTGATTACCCTTAATGTTACACCTGCTAATGCCATTTTATTTTATTTTATTCTGTGTCTTTGTATAAATATATAACATATTAGAAAACATAATCTGAATCCGCACCTACTGTAACTGATATATCAAAGTAATCATCTGCGTAAAGTGTTTCATCTAACCAAACCGGAGTAATATATCTTCTTCTATTAGAACCTTGTCCAACAAAATATTCTAAATATTCATCTGGAGTTCTTATCCAAGCTCCACTTGCAGTACTATCGGTTGTAAAAGATGAACTCCATGCTTGAGCCTCAGTTAATCTATATATCGCATCTGCGGGATTGTTTGAACCCGTTGCTTTAAGATTCGTAGTGTTTCTTGTAAGAGAACCAGTTATCTCTAAATTTCCTGATAAATAAATATTATCGGTCATAGAGTTACCAAATGCGATAACAGGCCCAATTGCGTTTAATGAACCGGTAATTGCAACATCTCCACTAATATTTGCATTAGCACTTGCAGTAATATTTCCACTTACAAATAATGAACTACTTAATGCAACCGCACCACTAACTCCTAATGTTCCACTTATTGCCGCATTTGTTCCAACTTGCAATCTGTTACTTAAGATTGTAGAACCCGTTACCGTCAATGCTCCAAAACTTGCAGTTGAGGTAGCTCTTAGTGAAGAAGAAATTAATGTAGAACCCGTTACAGTTAAAGTAGATTGTAATCCAACCGCACCTGCTACATCTAAGTTATTTGAAATATTTAATGCACCAACTGAAAGTGAGCCAGATGTTCTAATATTTCCAGTTGCATCATCTACTTCAAATCTACCACCACCTACTTTGAATGTTACTCCATTGTATGTGAAA